GCATTGGGCGCAAGGGATTGGTCGACAAGATCAATTTGATCGCGGGCGAGGCCGAAATCCGGCTGACGGGCGGGCAGGGGACGTCCATCTCTAAAGACACATTGGACAAATGGCTGTCCCCTTCGGACACCAGTCATCCCCCTTCCGTACTGGCCGTACTGGTCTTCTGCCGGGCCTGTGAGGATTTCGAAGCGCTTCGCGTCATCGTGCGGGCCGTGGGGATGGATCTGATGACTCCGGAAGACAGGCGGCTCCGGGATTACGCCGAGGCCGACCTGAAGATGCGGGAAGCGCGAAAGTGGAAAAAAAGACTGGAGGAGGGGTTATGAGCCGACGTCGTGCGGGAACTCCCGTCACCCGGGCGGAACTTGGCGCACAGCGGTGCGGCGTCGCCAAGCGCATTTATGAGGCGCTCCAGAGGAAGGGACGCACGGCTGGCGTCGTCGCCGAAGAGCTCGGCATTTCCGAATCCGCCGTGTGCGCCACGGTCAGAGGATGCAACCATTCCGAGCGCGTTTTGGACGCGTTGAGATCGGCGGGCGTCCCGGAACGGTATCTTTTTGATCCTCGCCGGATGACTCCGGAGGGGAAGGAGGCGGCAGCATGAACGACTTTTCGGACGTGGGAATGCTGAAAGACGGAGTGGATCGGATTCAGACGGCCATTGATTTTCTCGAATCCGAAGACATCAAGAGAGCACTCATTCGGTGTGGCAAGTGTAGTTACGGCGCTCTTGTAACCGATCTTATCCACGCCAAATGCGTTGTTGCGGCTGTGGCCACCGTCATGGAACGGGAAAAGGAGGAGAAAGCATGAGCAGATATATCGACATCATACCCGGGGAGACGCCCCTCGCCAAGGAACTCCGGCAGGTTGCCGAGATTCTGGAGGCAAGAGGGATGTCGGCGGAGATGATCAACATGACTCTGGCGGCACGGGCTGGTTTGCCGGTTGCGCCGGTTGATCCGAAGTCTCCTGTCTTCGTATGGGAGAAGGAAGAGGCTCCGGCTCCCGAAGCACAGCCCCGCAGCCTGGATGAACGCCGCGAGGCCGTGCTTCGGGCAATCGAAGGCTTGGACATGGCGGGCATTGTTGATGTGGTGTCGCTGCCGCTCAATATCGCTATCGCCAAGTTCCGGTTGGTGGCAGTGCTGACGCTGCGCGATACGGCTGTCGCCACCGAGGACAAGGGGGTGCTCCATGAGGTGTAACCTTTCGAGCTCCGGGAAGTTTGCGCTCGGCATCCTGCGTCAGATAAAGGATGAAGGGCTGTCCGTAGATGAAGCTATCCGTCTCGCCGACATCATCAGGGATACGGTTCTTCTGTCGAAGTTTTCTTATCCCACGGAAGAGAGTGCCGCCCTCATCGCGTCAAGGATAGATATTCCTTGTTCGTCATCTGTTTCTCAGGGATCGTTTTTCCAAGAGCCGCAGCGTGTCGGAACGCCATGAGCGTCCGCGCACCTGACGGCCCGGCTGCCAAGAACGCCGGAGCCTCCGAAGGCCGGAACCCCGCGCGAGTCAGCGTCTCGGAAGGCCCGAGCGTCGGCAGCAGCTACCGCGACCGTGTAGGCTTTCGCCGCATTTCCAGCGAAAGCAGCGTGCAACGGCGAGATTCCGCCCCTCCTGACAGCGGGACGCCAGCCCGGAGCGGCACAATCCGGGCCACATTTTTGAAGGAGCAGTGGTATGGCGATGAAGGACGTGTACAGCACACAAGAGCTTGTAACCTTATTGGGGATAGCTAAGTCGAACGTTCTCGCCCGTGCCGCCCGCGAAGGCTGGCAGTTTCGTCCCCGCCCCGGTCGTGGCGGCGGGAAGGAGTGGCTGGTCGCTTCCATGCCTGAAGCTACGCAGGCGTCCATCGCGGCGGCTGAAGCGAAGATGCTCGCCGTCTCTGAAACTCTGCCGGAAGTCTGCTCCTCTACGCCAGCGCTCATGAAGGACATCACGCCCGCCATCCTTGACGACAAGCGCCGTTACCGTGCGCTCGTCAAGGCCGATCTGGTGGCCCTGTACCTTGATTGGCAGCGCAAATACGGCCACACGACCTACCAGAAGGACATGTTCATCGCCGCCTATCAGGGCGGAGCGTGGCCCCGGCTCCTCGCCGAGTATGGCCCCTCCCTCGCGTGGAAATCGCTGGAGCGCTGGAAGCTGAATCAGAAGAAGGCGGGCTCCTCTCTGGCCCTCGCGGACAGGCGGGGAGTGGCACAGCGCGGTTCTTCCATCCTGACCGGCGAACACCACAAGATCATCCTCGGCAACGTCCTCAATCCGAATGCTCCAAGGATCAGCGAGTGCATGGAAAAGATCCAGCAGCGCTGCAAGGCGCAGGGGCTGACGGTTCCTTCCGATGCTACAATCCGCCGTTTCGTCAAGAAGTTCGATGCGCACTGCCATGACCAGTTCGTTTTTTGGCGGCAGGGCAAGAAGGCGTGGAATGACGAGTGCGTCATTTCCATCATGCGCGACTGGAATCTGGTGGATGTCGGGGACATCGTCATTGCCGACGGCAAGGTGCTGAACTTCGAGACCATCAATCCCGATACGGGCAAGCCCTGCCGCATGACGCTGGTTCTTTTTTATGACGGACGCAGCCGCTGCCCTCTGGGGTGGGAGATCATGCCGACGGAAAACACGGCCTGCATCTCCTCAGCCTTCCGGCGCACCTGCATCATGCTCAAAAAGATCCCCCGCGTGGTCTACCTCGATAACGGCAGGGCCTTTCGTGCGGAATTTTTCAAGGGAAGCCCCGAATTCGAGCAGGCCGGATTTTGCGGCCTTTACCGCGACCTCGGCTGCGAGGTCATCCACGCATGGAGCTACCACGGACAGACCAAGCCCATCGAGCGGTTCTTCGGAACCATGCACGAGGCGGAAGTCTTTGTGCCGAGCTATGTGGGGCGCGACATCGCCCACAAGCCAGCCCGCCTGAAGCGTAACGAAACGCTCCACCGGGAGCTTTACGAAACCCTGGGCGGACGCCCTCTGACGCTTGAAGAAACGCACATGGTCGTCGCCAGATTTTTCGAGACCTATGCGAACCGTCCGCAGCACAGGACGCATCTGCAGGGACGCACCCCGGCTGAGGTCTTGGAGGAGGGTAGGGGGCCCGGCGTTGATTTGCAAAAGCTGACGCTGCTCATGATGGAGAAGGAAATCAGGACGATCACCAAGGACGGCATCCCGCTTTACGGACGGCTTTACTATGACGAAGCGCTGTATTCCCGTCGCCATCCGGTGCTCGTCCGCTACGATATCCTTCTGTCGCCGCACACCATCCTCGTCTACACGCTGGAGGGCGACTACATCTGCCAAGCCCGCGACCGTGAGCATTATCACATCGCCTACGGCGTCCATCCGGCGGCGTCCATTCTTGGAAGCGCCGAAGACGTGCGTGAGCTTGAGGATGCCATCGCCATGAAGGGCAAACAGGAAAGCGCCACTTTTTCAGGCTTCCGGGGGATGCTTGAGCTGGTGAAGGCGGAAATAGGAGAAAGGGAAGACGCCAAGAAGCTCAAGGAGCGGATGTCGTTGAAGAGGCCCGCCCCCAAGCCCAAGGCCGTCACCGCCGCCGAAAAATCCGAGATCGAGGACGCCAAGGCCCGCGCCAAGCAGGAGATGGTGTCTCCGCAGGGATACGAACCTTCCTTCACCCGGCGTTTCCGGGACGAGAAGGAACGGTACGAGTATCTTTTCGTCCTGCGCTACGAGCGGAAGATCGAACTTGTTCCACAAGATACGGCATGGATGGAGGTGTTTGAACAAACGCCGACGTTCATCCGCAACTTCAAGGCTCAATACGACGCCCGGTTGGAGATCATCGCTATCCGGGAAGAACGGGCCGCAATATAAAAGGAGAGTTTTCATGCGTGATGTGATCATCACCACGGACGCGATGGCCCGCTTCAATGCGGCGACGGACGAAATTCTGGAGTCCGGGAAGGCTATGTCCGGCTTCATCCTCGCCTATGGGCAGGCCGGGCGCGGGAAATCCGTAGCCGCCGACCAGTATCATATTGATCGCGGCGGGGCATACGTCCGAGTATGGCAAGGGTGGAGCCAGACGGCTTTCCTGCAGCGCCTTCTGTTCGAAGTGCGCGGAAAGGATACAGATATGCCCCGGCATACCGGGCAGCGCTGCAAGGAGATGATCGTCGACATCATTGACGAGCAGCGCCGTAACGGGGAGATGCGCCCCATTTTTATTGACGAGGCGGATCGACTCAAGATCGACCGCATCGAAGACCTGCGCGACATCCATGAAATGACGGGCGTGCCTGTCGTCCTCATCGGAGAGGAAGGCTTGCTCGACATGCTGTCGAACCGGCGGCGCATCTGGAGCCGCGTGGTGCAGGAGGTCGAGTTTGGCCCTCTCAGTCCTGTTGAGGTCGGCGTTTACGCCATGAAGGCAGCCGGGCTGGACATTCCCGCCGACGAATGCGCGAAGATCACCACGCGTGCGGAAGGCGATTTCAGGCTGGTGCGCAACATGATGCTGTTACTGGAGCGTTCCGCCAAGGCATCCGGGGATTTCGCAGTGAATGCGGACACCCTCGACATGGTGCTGTCCTCCAGAACATGGCGGAGGGCCTGATATGGAAGGCATCTCCGTAACCGTGGACATGGTGCGCAGCGCTCTGCAGAGCTTTTGTTCCGGAGGCGGGCAGGTCACGACCAAGCAGTTGATGGCCGCACTGGGGCTGGAGTGCGAAGCCGAGAAAGCGCGGCTTAGAAGACGGCTTTCCGACATGGTGCATCATGGTGAGCTGAAGCGCATTGATGAGGGTGTCTTTGAGTACAACTTCTCCCATCGCCCTCGCAATCCTCAGAGCTTCAGCAAGATATGGCGCTTTGTCCGGCATGCGAAACCAGGGTGGAGCTTCAGTACCGCAGCGTTGATGACGCATCTTTCCTACACACAGGTCAGCCGTTACTGCGCATGGCTTGAGGAGGAGGACTACATCTGTCGCGCCGGACGGGATGGGCAGACGATCCTCTATCAGGCTACCCGGAAGGCTGATGCCCATCCGGAAGCGCCGTATCCGCCGCTTCGGGATGTTGATCCTTTCGCCAGGGAAAAGGCGGCGGCAGCCCGGATAGTCCAGCTCCTTCTCTGCCACGATCCGTATTCCCGGAAGGTAGGGGTGAGTGTGACCGAAGCGTGTCGGACCTTACTGTCCCGATTCGAAAAAAATGTCATCCAAAATGAGAATGAACCTGAAGGAGAATCCCATGTTCAGCGATGAAATCAGAAGCGTTATGGCGGCGTTGGGCGTTCTTGCCGGAAAGATCGGCGAAGAGGAATGGGCGCTGGTGAGGATGGCGCGGCACAATCTCGGCGAGCTTGCCGATCGCGTACAGGCTGTTGAAGGTAAAATTCAGGTTTCCGTGTCGGAAGAGGAGTAGGGCATGAAGGTCAACCGTTATTACAGCGATCAGCTCAGGAGCGTTTTGTACCAGCTGATTGATGCGGGCAGGGTGTTGCAGCCGGAGAATCAAGCCGAATTCAGGGAGCTGTTGCAGGAACTCGGAGCTCTTGCCGATACCGTAGAGAGCTTTGAGGATCTTTATCTCAGCATGCCGGAGGCGAAGTAGTATGGCGGAAAAGCTCATTATTAAGGATGTGCAGCAGGCTGAAGGCGCTCTGGCCGAGATGTTGGCCATCAGCCGCAAGCTCTCTCTGGTCGAGGGCGCGATGAACGAAGAGATCGACTCCGCCAAGGCCCGAGCGCAGCAGGAGGGCACCCCGCTGTTTGCCCGGTATACGGAGCTGGAGAAGGCGGTCAAGGCGTTTGGAACGCTGAATAAATCTAGGCTGTTCGCGAACAAAAAGAGCATTGATCTGGCGTTCGGCACCATTTCGTTCCGGCAGTCCGAGCGCATCGTCCTCCAGAACGGCATATCCGACGTCATGGCGCTCCAGAAGCTCCGCGAGTTCGGTCTGCTGGACGGCATCCGCGTGAAGGAAGAGCTGGATCGGGCGGCGATGATGGCTTGGCCCGACTCCAAGCTGGAGATGGTCGGCATGAAGCGCCGCACGGTCGAGAGCATCTCCGTCGACGTCAAAGCCGAAGAGCTGGCGGGGTAACATGGCACGGGTCGCTTTCTCCAAGGCCGGGCTCGAAATCCTCGGGCGGAAGTACGCGGAGTGCGTGCTTCGGGACGCAACGCTCCCGCCCGAAGCCATGCCGCTGCTCACCCAAAGCGAGGAGTGGGCGGAGGCGACGCCACTGCTCAGAAAGAGCGTGTGTGACGCCATCCGCGAGAACGCCCGGCGAGAGCTTCTGAATGCGGGATTCCCCGCTGAGAAGATAAACCAAGTTATCAAAAGAGGTTAACATGAAAAAGGCTGAACTCATCAAGAAATGGCACGAAAAGATCGCCGAGAACGGCATCAACTATTCGGCGGCGCGGCTGGAGATGCTCCTCGAGTCCCTGTGCGACACCTTGTCCGCAGAGCTTTTCGAAGGCGGGGAAGTGTCTCTTCCGGGCATCGGCAAGCTCAAGTCCGTACAGGTTCCCGGGCGGGATCGCCTTAACCCTCGTACCGGTGAAAAGGTGTTCGTTCCCGCGCACCTTAAGGTGGTTTTCCGGCCTTCCAAGACCTTCAGCGAACGTCTGAACTGAGGAGTTGTCCCATGAGTGAAGAACAGCTGATCCATTGCAGCTTTTGCGGACGTTCCGAGGCCGAATGCAAGCACCTTATTACGGGAAAGGACGGCGTACATATTTGCGGCAATTGCGTGCTGGATTGCGCAACTATGCTGATTGAAAACCAAAAGCAGGAAGATGCCGAGCAGCAGAAAGAAGACGGGGAATAGACGCGAAACGGCCCACACGGGCCGTCATCCGGGTTGGCTACCGGATCTGATGAGCGAGCCGAAGGAGGAGATGGTGGCAAAGAATAACAAAAGTAAATCGCTGGGTCCCGATTTTGAAAGCGGGATGCTCGTAGGGTTTGCGGACGGCCTGTCGCTTATGCATCAGATGCTCACCGAGGCGGTCGAATTCACAGCACCTACGAATCCGGGAATTAGTGCCTTTCTGAGGGGACTTACGGACAACATGGGGAAGGATATACCAGACATGTTGAAGGGTTACCATGAAGCAAAGGGGCTTTCCGTGTCGCTCGAAGTCACTGTTACAAGCGAAGGCAGAAAATGGAACTGATTGACCATATGCCCGTCACAGAACGCGGCGGCAGGACGATCATCGGCGAGGGCGTCAAGTTCGAGCGTATCCGCCGGATTACCGGCTACCTTGTCGGCATGGTGGATCGGTTCAACAACGCCAAACGCGCGGAACTGAAAGACCACGTGAAGCACGTAAAGATGAACTGAGCGAAACGGCCCTACGCGGGCCGTCGCCGGATGATTTCCGGCCTGATGAGCACAAGCAAAAAGGAGACGCTATGACCGTTGCAGAGTTTATCGAAGAGTTACAGGAAGATTATGATCCCGACGTTCAGATTGAAAGTATCCACATGAAAACGTCCAATGGAATGATCTACTTCTACGGAGCAACATCGTTCACCGAGAGCGACGGTGAAAAGGAGGAAGAATGATGTCCGCAGTCCACACTTCCTCGCCCGCGTCGACGGAGGGTGAAGCTTATGGAGCCATCGCATGAAAATAAAAATCAATAATGTTGAGGTTTCCGAAGCAATGCTTGACGTCGCCGCGCGTGCCGCCGGTTTTTCCGATGGTCTTCAGGTGGCGATCGAGCTCATCAGAAAGGAAGCTCCGCAGATCCGTTTCCTCTCCGCTCGGGCACTCTTGGAGAATATCGCCTGCAAGATAGAACAAGGGTTGCCGGGGGTCGTGAGTATATACACCGATAGCCTCGCCCAAGAGAACGGCTGGAGAAAGCTTAATGAAGACGGCACCCAAGCGTGACTGCACAAACTGCGGCTGGGGTGTGGAGTGGAAGCTTGACCTTGGCCCTCATGGTGAGGAGAGGCTCAGGGGCCGGTGCCGCTTTCAGCCGATACCCAAGTTCTGCCAGGGTCTGCGGTCGACCATCAGTGCGAAGGCCAAGCCCGCGACCGATTGCCCCGCATGGAAAAAGGCGTCCGGCCCCGTTCCACCGTGGGGCGTGTGGACGGATCAGTGGAGGCTGGAGACGCTGATCGAGAAGGAGCGGGAGGCGTGGGACGACTTGCCTCCGGAGCTTCAGAAAGAGTTCGAAGCAAGAGGCATAACAAGACCGTAGCGCGAAACCGCCCCACGGGGCGGTCGCCGGATGATTTCCGGCCTGATGAGCGAAAGCCATATCAGAGGAGTACATATGAAACTGGGCAGTTATATGACCTGTACGGATTGCGCGGCACTGGTGCGCCGGTATCGGCGCGGCCAGTCTCCGGCGCTGTACTGCCGTCTTGGCTATCCGATCCGCGATGCCGCTCCGGCTGGCATGTGTCCGCATCCGGAGACGGCGCGGGAGGTCAGCCTTGCCCGCAAGCTCTACAGGAGGCTCTCATGCCGCGATATGTAGCAACGGTTTCCGGCGCGGGCGTCCACGCCATCAAAGAC